TATTCAGGTAAAGATGGCTTATTTGTCTGACCCTATGAATGGTGCTAATCCTATTATGGCAAGAGTAAGACCAATACTAGAAGCGAATATACAAGAACATACATTAATGAAATATCAAGAACAAATAAATGGTACAACAAAAGTTATGATGGAGCAAATGCCTAATCAAGTACGAACACCTACAGATATAGAAGCTGTAATGGCTGCTGCAGCTCAAGATGTTTTAAATGCAAATATTGCAATGGGTAAACAAATGACACCAGAGCAACAGTTAGTAGCATTAGAACAAGCTAAAGTAGAATTAGAAAAAGAAAAATTAAAATTAGATGCTGCAAAAGAAAATGCAAAGATATCTATTGAAGCACAAGAGTTAGATATTAAACGTCAGGCACAAATGATAGATGCACAACAAAAAGGTATGACAACAGCATTACGTTCACAAAAAGCTGTAGATGATAGAACAAGTAGAGAAGCATTAAAGAAACTAGATGTTATGACAAAGCTTGCTATTGAAGAAGAAAAGATACAATTAGAGCAACAAAAATTATTATTTGATTCTGCAAAGAAACAAGCAGAGATAGAACAAAAAGAAGATAAAGAAGCATTAAGTTTTATTAATAAGAACACCTAGGGTTTATTAACTTCTACTGACTGACCTAGCAGACTCGCCAAGACAGTAGATTATTCAAGGAGAAGAAAAATGGCAAACACAACTTTTAATGGACCAGTTAGGTCTACCAAAGGTTTTCAAATAGCAACTAGAGATGCTGATTCAGATGTTGAAACAACAAGAATGAGTTCAGGTATGCCTGACTTAACTGGTTTAACACTTACTGACACAGGCACTGCTACAAACATTACTTTAGTTGATAACTCATTAAACGTAGTTGATTACACTGGTGCAGCAGCTTGTGCAGCAGCTTTACCTGCAGCAACACAAGGTTCTGTATGTATTTATGTTCAAGCAAAAGATACAACTGGTGGAACAAATACTTTAACATTTAATGCAGCAGGTGATGATGTTTGGGCAACTGGTTCAGTTATTGAATCAAGAGGAAGCTCTGAAGTAACATTTGATATTTCTGCAGCAGGTGAAACTCAATTAGTTTTCACTCCTGCTAATGCAGCTACTAATCTTTTTACAACTGGAAGCATGATAGCTTTTATTTGTTATGAAAAAGGTACATGGCATATAGCATCAAAGATGGGTGGAGCAGCAGATGCTACCACAGGTGCTTTTGCATTCGCAGCATAATGTATGGAAATATTTGATAAAGTATTAAAAGCCTATGATGAGGAACTATCTCAGTTAAAAGAAACATTAGGTAATGGTTCGGCTGAAGATTATCCTCATTATAGGCAATTAGTTGGTTCTATTGCAAGTATAGAATGGGCCAAACAAACATTAAAAAATGTATTAAAACAAACAATGGAGGATGATTAATGCAACAAGTCGCTTTAGGAAAAGCAATGAAAAATAGTTCGTGGATATCTGATGATGATAAATTAGACCCAGATATATTACCACAACTACCAGGATATCACGTTTTGATAAGACCTATTAGTATTAAGGAAAAAACAAAAGGTGGTATATTATTACCAGATGCAGTAAAAGATGATATATCATATTTAACTACAGTTGGTAGAGTTTTAAAACTAGGAGACTTAGCTTATAAAGACGTAGATAAGTTTCCAAATGGTCAATGGTGTAACGTAGATGATTATGTTTGTTATGGTAAACATGCCGGACAAAAGTTATTTTATAAAGGCATTAAGCTATTATTATTATTTGATGACCAAGTAATTATGACAGTAGAAGAACCTACACATTTAGACCCTACATTTAATTTAACAAAAATGTAAATAATACTTGCATTTTCTTGTAAAATGTGGTATAATAATAATAAGAGGTACGTAATACGTTTGTTTCGTACACAACGGAGGATAATATGGAAGATAATTGGAGTGAGGTAGATACCTCTCAAAAAAAAGAAGAACCAAAAGTAGAATTTGAAGTCGAAGAAAAAGTTGAGGCAAAGCCTGAACCAAAACCAGAACCTACAAAAGAAGAGCCACAAAAAGAAGAACCAAAAGAATTAGATGGCATTCAAACAAAAGGTGCTGAAAAAAGAATTAGACAGTTAATACGTCAAAGAAAAGAAAGAGACGAACAAATAGCTGAGCTAATTAAACAAAATGAACAATTAAAAAATTCATATAGCACAAAAGAAAATGAGTTTCATAAAGTAAGTAAATTAAACTTAGATGCAACTGAAAAACAACTAAAAGATAAATTAGATTTAGCAAGAAATGCATATGCAGATGCTTTTGAAGCACAAGATAAAGAGAAGTTATTAAAAGCACAAGAAGCATTAAATGAAGCACAAACTGATTTAAAAAATGTTGCAGTAACAAAAAGTAAATTTACTGAACAACCAGAAAAAAAAGAACAGGTACAACAACCAACACAACAACCTGTTAAACCAGACCCAAGAGCTGTTGATTGGCAAGCTAACAATGAATGGTTTGGTCAAGATAACATCATGACTGCATCAGCTTTGGCAATAGATGCTGAATTAAAAAATGAAGGATATAGTCCTAATGATGAAGATTTTTATGATGAGATTGATAAAAGAATGCGAGCAGCTTTTCCAAATAAATTTACACAAAAGGAAGAGTCTGCACCAACAGAACGAAATGATGGTTCGTCATCACCATCTCAAGTAGTTGCAGGAGGGTCACGTTCCTCTCCTAACCCAAAGAAAGTTAAACTATCTCAAGAAGATGTTAGATTAGCTGGCAAATGGGGAATACCACTTGAACAGTATGCTGCCGAAAAGATGAAGGTAACGAAGTCTGAAGGTGACTATACAACAATAAATATGCAACGTGGAGGTAAATAATGACACGAGTAAACACACGTAGTTCTCAAGTAAGGGAAGCTAACGAAAGAGCACAAACAGAGTATGTATTTGAAGAACCTAGTCAAACTCAAATTCCAAAAGAGGTTGAAGAGAAGTTCAAAAATTCAGGCATGTCCTTAGGGTGGCTTCGTATTGATTTAAAAGATAAAGAAGATTATCAAAATATCGGTAAGAAACAACAACAAGGCTGGGAGTTTGTAACTCCAGAGGAGGTACCAGAGATGGGAGCAACTTCTGTCGTGAGGAAGGAAGGTCGCTATACAGGAGTAGTCTGTCGTGGAGACTTAGCACTAGGTAAGATACCTACGTTTAAACTGAAAGCGAAAAAAGAACATTACTTAAACAAGTCAAAGGAAATGATGGATGCTGTTAATTATCAATTAATGGGAGATAAAAGTAATCCTTTACCTGTAAGTAATACAAGTAAGAGTTCTGTTACGAAGGGAAGAACACCTAAGTTTCAGGATTAATTTTTAACCCTTTTTTTCTTAGGAGAATTATTATGGCTACAAGTCTTAATCCATTTGGTTTTCTCCCTGCTCGAAAAAGAGATGGTCAGCCAAACACTGAAGGTTATGGACAGATAGTACAACCTGTTTCAAATTCAGCTATTGGTATCGTATCACTTCTTCCAAACGACATTTATGCTGGAGATTTGATTGTTATTGATACTGCTGGAACTATTACACCTTTGGCCTCAACTTCATTGAAGCCTTCTGGTGTTTTCCAAGGATGTCAATATGTAGAAAATGGAGAACCAAAATTTTCTAGATATTTTCCTGGTGGAACATGTGTTACTGATGTTAAACTTCATGTCATTACAGACCCTGCACAAACTTATTTTGTTCAAGCAGATTCTACCTTATCAGACGGCGAGATTGGTATCGTAAACAGTTATACTGCAACTGTATCAGCAGCTGATGCTGGTAGCAGAATTACTGGTCAATCTAACTATAGATTAGTAGGAGCTCCAGTTGGAGTTGCTGTTGAAATAGGTGCACATGCAAGAGTTGTTGGTAGAAAAGACATTGATGGCGATTCTATTAACGGAAACGTAACTGACACTGACCAATATCCAATCGTTGAAGTATACTTAAGTGGACACAGAAGTAATTTTGTAAAAGCTCAAGTTTCAACATCTGTATAATAATTTAGGAGGAATATAATATGGCAATAAATAGAGCTAGTATTAGCAAAGAACTCCTTCCTGGATTGAATGCAGTCTTTGGAATGGAGTATGGAGAAGTTAATAACGAACATGAGCCTCTATATGATATAGAGAACTCAGACAGGTCTTTTGAAGAGGAAGTCCTTTTCAC